TTGGACTATCAATAGGAATATAAGAACAGTTATAACCTGCAACATTCTCTCTATCTAATGCATCACCTGATGTCATTAATGCTCTCATAGATGGCATCACTTGTAATGAAAGTATAGCTTCTTCTAACTCATTCCATTCTCTTTTTTTAATTACACTATTATATTCATTATCAATATGTTGTTTAAAGAAAGATATAAGTCTGCTTACAGTTTCACTCCAACTTTCTCTTCTACCTTTATCCTCTAACCAACGTGAATACCTAGACATATGAATGAATGATTGATATTCAGTAGGTAAATAATTATTTCCTAGTAATGATGCCATCTAATTATCCTTTCCATACTTTTGTTCTAATATTAATTCTGCATAATGAATTACTTTTCTAATATCTTCTGCTCCATTTTTCTTTGCATGTCGAGAAATGTATTTTACTATATTACCTTCACAAAAGTCAAGTTTATTTTGTGTTATATATTCAATAGGCATAATTTTAAAATCTTTATAATGACTACCACCTACTTGTTTATCACTAGCTTTAATCATTTGTTCTTCAGCATCTCTTCTCTTCATATAATCTCTATAACTTTCCATTGTCCATCCTCTACCAGTTTTTTCCATTGTACCATCTCCATATTCGTGTAATGTTTTATAAGGATCAATCTCCTTTGAGTAAGTAATTAATTTTTTTTCTAATGTAATGTACTTTTTTATCTTTAATAACTTTGTATGCAAAACTCCTAGTGTATTCTGCATTAAGGTTTGCCATGTCACAAATATATTTAAAGTTCTCACACGTAACTCCTGTCTTTGCAAAGAACCAAGCTGTTGCTCTTTCTCTTGCGTGAATTGCTGTCTTTGATTCGTTAGGTTCTACTGGTTTAGTTGCATCTAATAAAGCTTGTAAGACTATAGCAATAAATAAAACTCTTTCATTAGACTTACCAATACTAACTCCTATTTCTATTTCTTCATTCTTCTTGGTCATTTATTAGATACTCTGCTTTAACTATATCTTTATGTTTCTTACGAACTGTGTATCCTCTTTTAATATATTTTTGTTTTTGATACCCACCATTAGCCATATGTGAAAGAGTCCTATGATCATACCCTGCTTCTTCTGCTTCTCTACATTTTTTAAAGATCACTACTTCACCATTTTCTTTTGTACACTTCATAGGTTTTGTCCTAAACTTTACAGACTCTGTAAGATTCTTTATATACTCAGGATCTGTATAACTTTCAACAGGTCTATACCATTTACCACCTACGTAAGAATTATAAAATGCAGGTTCATCACTACCTTCTATCACAGCAGTAAGAACATTCCACTTCATTTGATAATATGCTTCATAGTATCTTAAACTTCTTCTGTTTTTATATTCTGCTATAACTTCAAAAGTAAAATGTTCTTTACCTATTTTCTTTATGTCTGCTTTTAAATACTTAGATGAACCCATATAGGTTTGCCACTTAGATTCTTTCTTAGCTTTACCTATAAAATATTGTTTACAACCAACATATCCTTTCTTATTTTTTTTATTTGTTATAAGATAAACAAACCCAAATTTATTTAAGTTTGGCTCAAAGATTTCTTTTGTATGGTAATCAACCCAATGACTACCACTCAACTATTTCCTCCACGTCAGGTACTTTAGCAACATTCGAAAGAAACCTCGTACCTTTTGCATACTTAAACAAACGTAACCCTTTACCTTCATTAGCATCACTCCAACACTCTCGCTTATGTGGGCAATAAACACAACCAATAGCAAGCTTACGGTTCCCACTAACACCATCAGGCAGATCCCCATAACACCTATCAGGTGGAGTATCATGTCTAACGATCTTTTTAAGATATTTGACTCTTTCATTTGCATCAATCATTTCCATATCATGTAATTTAAGAAGTGCTATATCTCCATTAGACTTATCAATAGCTAAAAAAGCAGCTTCATTTTTTTGTTGTGCTTGAGTATAAGCTGACAACTGTCCAACATAACCAAACGGATCGTCTGTTGTTAGTTGTCCTGTGCTAAACTTTTTAAATGAATAAGGAGAAGCACTCTTACAATCTACAACTACATCATCTATTATACAATCTTGGTGTCCTGCAACTCCTTCAACTGATAATTCTTTTTGTTTACCTGTAACAGTATGTCCTGATAAAGAGGTAAACAAAAGTAATAACGATTCTAATAAGTGTCCATATAGAAATTTTATTCTTGTTGGAGCAGGTAAAGAAACTTCTTCATCTTTGTTCTTATTAATTTCATACCATGTTTGTCTAGCAGGTTTTCCAATTAAAGATAGTCTTAAATTAGAAGAAGTTTTTTTCTTTGTATATAAAAAATCTGTAAGGTGTTCTTTTAACTCATCTAAAAATATATCTATTTCTTTCTCTACTTGTTCTTTTGGAATGGGAGGTCCACCATCCCTCGTAAAGAGGTCGTATATATCCTCAACTAATGTATCAATATGTTTCAATAGTTTGCTCCCAATCCTAAAGGTTATTTAAAGTGGAATGTCGTCATCAGCTACAGCATCTGTAGATGAGTAAGTACCTGGAATTTCTGGTAACTCATCATCATTGCCATCTTTATAAGGTACTAAATCTAGAACTTGTACAGTACGAAGGTCAGCAGAAGTTCCTTTTCTTCCTCTATATTCCCAATCATAAGTAGAGTAAAGAACATTTACTAAACTTCCATTACCTATCATACAATCTAAGGCTTTTTTTTGTCCATCTATTAGTTCAGGTTGACGATTTCTTTGTCCATCTTTACGCATTACTTTTCTTTTTATTGTAACAAAGTCTCCACGATCATCACCTTTATTCTTAACAATTAAATTATTTTTGTTTGCAATATTTAAATTAGCTTCATCTAAATTACAAACATCTACAGTCCACATACCATCAGGATCGAAGGTAGTGTTTGGACTTTTAATAGCAGCCCAATATGCTTTTCCTTGTATAACCATTATTATTTTCTCCTAGTTATTTATTATTATTATAAAACGAATTATCTCATATTTGTTAATAGTTGTCAATTAATTTCTAACCAATCTGTTTGTATCCAATTACCTAGTCCACATGCAGTTTCTTTAGGATGAAGTTCTACAGACATACCATACGATTTATATCCCCAAGCAATAGGTATAACATCTTCTAACGAAATCCCACAAGAAATAATTTTATTTTTTAAATTACTAACAGCAGGAGGTATATTAAAAACTAAAGAACCTATCTCTTTATCTTTAGAATCGTACTTAGTTTCTATTGGATGTTTATAACAATACCTATGTTCTAACTCCATAGTTTTTGGAATGTATTGTTCCCAATTTATATTATTATTAAACATATGAGGGGTTCTTTCTTCATAGTAATCTGTTAATTTTTTGTCTACAAATTTAAAATGATTGTAGTGTTCATCAGAGTAAGTAAAAGAATTAAATTTTTTTTGATCAACCATAAATACAGAATGACTGTAAAATATTTTCTTAGTATATATTAAATCTTTAACATCTTTAATATTATAAAATTCTGCAATTTGTTTTAGCTCTATTAAAACATCTTCATGTAGTTCCTCTTGTACAATAAAGCTATTACGTATCTGTCTTCCTAACAGTAATGGTTTTCTAATTTCGTATTGTTCTTTACACAACATCAAATGATCTCACAGTTCTTGCTACTTTCTCTAGCACATCATATTTACCACTCTTATAATTTTCATATATAATTAAAAGATTTTCAAAATTATGTTTAACATGATTGTAAACTTTTAAATCAAATTCTTTTTCTGTCATTTCATGTATTAGATGTCTATTAAAAGTTATCTCTTCTACAAAACCATTATAGGAAGCCATTCCCTCACACCAATATTTAACTTGTACTGATGATGAAACATAATCAATAGAAGTAATTTTGTAATTAAACTTTTTCATACTCAATGAGTTTCTAACCATGTTGTACCTACATTATATTCATTATCTAATGGACATTTTAAATCTAATGTTTTAGTAGTAGCATGTATAGCTTCTTTAGTAATCACACAAAACCTATCAACGTCTTTGTTTAATACTTCAAACTGATACTCATCATGGATAGAAGCTACAAGTTTAACATCTAACTTCTCTCTGATAGCTCTCTCCATGATATGTACTAACCATTGTTTACAAACAACTGCTCCTGCTCCTTGAATTAAAGTATTCAAAGCACTATGTTGACTTCTTATCTTTAATCTTCTTCCATCTAACCCTCTTAAAAATCCTTTAGCAGATGCTTCAGTAACTTGTTTACGTAGTAAATCTAAGGAAGGTAGTCTCTGTAAAAATCTATTAATCAAAGCTTGTCCTGCAGTTCTTCCCTTCCCTACTATATTACCTATCTTAAAAGCTCCTGCACCATACAAGAAAGCATAGATAAAAGTCTTTGCTTGATCTCTATTATGTAACCCTGCTAACTTCATGTTAGTGGTATGTACATCTCCATTTAAAATTGTATCAGTATATTTCTTAGCATCTTCTCTTCCTACCTTATACATATAATGAGCTAGACAACGTAGTTCTAATCCACTTGCATCTGTACCCACTAGCTTATGTGTTTTA